TGTTGCAATATATTTAGTTCCACCTAGTGGTGGATTACCTCTGTGCGTATGAGTAAATGAGGCTGGAAAAATTAATACGTCTCCTGCAACTGCTTTCTCTCTTCGTTGTTGATATAAAAATTCAGTTTCACCACCATCAAAATCATCATTCAAATAAACTTGAATAACAAAAGTTCGTCTTGAATTTGTAACACTACCATTTTCATAATGCCATGCATGAAATCCAGCACCCTCATTTATCTTTTTAATTTTACAATCATAAATCATAAATTTTCTAACTCCAAGAATAGAGTAAGTTTTCAAATACTTATCAACACAAGGTTTAATTTTTGGAAATATTTTTTTAGTAACTCTTGCAGATGTGGTGAGATTTATACACAAATCTACACCAGGATTAATTGCTTTTTGATCTTGTAAATATGATTCCTTTGCATTTTGATCAAAGAGTAATGCATTAGAATCAAAAAATTCTATCTCATCTATTATATCTCTACACTCCTGTCGAGTAAATGCTTTCTCATAACGAGAAATAAAGTTAGTTGTCATCTTTCAATTTAGAACAAAGATCAATAAAATACTCAGCATCAAGAACAACGAGTGGTTTCACGTTGTTCTTTTTTATTACGCATATTGGTTCATAATTACCTGAGTTTGCTGTTGCTTGAGAATATGCTTCCCAGATATTCAACTTCTCTACGTTCTTACATTCTATACTATAAGGAAACTTTTGTCTAGCAGCACGGGCCATAATCAGATCCTCACCACCTGCTCCCATACTACGAGACTCTATATCTTCTGGATGTACATCTAATTGTTCTATCAGTTGATCACGAACCCATTGCTGTAATCTTCTGCCCTTTGCTTTAGCAGACTGTGCTTTCATCCCAATAACCTCTCACCTTGAGATTATTTATCTTGTCATCCAAAGTGCTTAAATCAATCATAGGCCACCATCTTGATACCTTACCATCAATAATTGAGCAGTATGATTTAGAATAAGGAAACTTCAAAGTTTAAATCCTGAGAATGTATCTTTCTTGACATCTTGCTTGATACCACCAACAATGTATGACTCTACCTCTGTCTCTTGTGGTGCAACTTGTAATCCTTTTGATGAGATCCAGTGCTGTGTCCAAGGTAGTGGATTGTTTCTTGCAGGTATATCATATACTGGTGTCAAACCAATAGATTTCATTCTGCGATTTGCAATCCATTCGACATACTGATGTAGTAACTTATCATTTAGACCAATCATACTACCATCTTTGAATAGATACTCTGCCCATGCTTTCTCTTCATCAACACACTTACGGAACATCTCATAGAGATTATCTTCTTCTTCCTTGATGATTTCTATCATATCTGGATCATCACCCTTTCTCCAGTTGTTTAGGATTTGTTGGGTAAGGACGAGGTGTTGGTTCTCATCTCTCGCAATGAGGGATATGATTTTTGCGGATCCTTCCATAAGCTTGAGTTCACCGAAAGCAAAAGAGCAAGCAAAAGATACATAAAAACGAATACCCTCCAAGATGTTGACATTAGCAATAGCCCTATAAAGTTTTCTTTTCAATTCTTTCTTTTCATACTTTGAGTTATACCCATCTTGCCAATCAGGTTTCCACCAGTTACTTGTATCATACTGATGTGCTGCATTGATAAAATCGTTGTATGCCTCTGTAACACTCTTTGCTCTTTCTAGAATCTTTTCATTATCTAGAATAGTATCAAAGACCTCAGAGGGATCTGAATATACATTCTTGATGATATATGTGTAGGATCTACTATGAATCATTTCCATAAATTCCCATACACCCATAGCACCTTCCAATTCTGGAAGAGAACAGTATGGTTGAAATGCCATACCTGGCCCACGACCTTGAACAGAGTCAAGGAGAACCTGATACTTTAAATTACTTGTGAAGATATGCTTCTGCTCTGGTGATAGAGATTGGTAATCTCCACGATCCTTTTGTAAGGATACTTCCTCTGGTCTCCAGAAATATCCTAGCATTTGAGTTGTTAGTTTCTCAAAAACTGGGTATTTGTAAGAGTCATATCTCTGTATTCCTAGTGGTTTTCCAAAAAACATGGGTTGTTTCTTGGTATCTACATGTTCTTCATTGAACACGGTCATACTATCTACCTTAGATTGCACAACTGTCACACGCTTCCTCCTCTGCTGAACTTAGATCTTTTAGTAAATTATTTAATTCTGGTTTCACGTTTGATTCAACCTCTTCAATCTCGTCACTCTTCATATCATGTGTATTCTGATAATATGATGTCTTCCAACCATACTTATATGTAGTAAGAAGATCATTTGCCATCACCTGCATGGGCACTTCATTGTCTGGATACTGTTCTGGATTGTAACTCCAGTTACCAGATATTCCTTGATCAAAGAATTTTTGCATCACAGCGACAACTTTGATATATCCATCGTTACTTGGCATATCCCAAAGTAAAGTATACTTACTTTTCAAAGTTCCATAAGACGGAACCACTTGTTTAAGAGGCCCTTTCTTTGATTTTTTAATCGACAAGTAATCTCTTGGTGGTTCAATTCCGTTTGTGGCATTTGACACAACGGAACTGCTCTCCGATGGCATCTGTGCTGACAGTGTTGAGTGTCTAAGGCCGTGTTCCAAGATAGATGCTCTAAGAGATTCCCAATCATGATGATATTTTGGTTTACTTATTTCATCGACATCTTTTTTGTAAGTGTCGATTGGCAGTATGCCGTCTGAATATTTAGTTCTTCCAAAATTCTCACACCAACCCTTCTCTTTTGCTAGTTGATTTGATGCTTTTAGAAGATAATATTGGAATGATTCTGCCAAACTATGAACTGCATCCCATGCCTCTTGAGAGTCATAATTATAACCTAACTTAGCAAGATAGTGTGCAAGACCTATGAACCCTACTCCAAGCGATCTCCGTGCCTTTGTGGCCATCTCTGCTGCCTTGACTGGATACTCTTGATAATCAATCAATTCTTCTAATGCACGAACTGCAAGGTCACATAATTCTTCTAGTTCTTCATCATTTCTTACCTTACCCACATTGATTGCACTAAGGATACATAAGGCAATTTCTCCAAGATGATCATCTATGTGTTGAATTGGATATGTTGGTAAAGTTATCTCCTGACAAAGATTGCTCATCTCAATCTTATCTTTGAATGATGAATGAGTGTTGCAATGATCTAGATTCATCAAATATATACGACCTGTCTCTGCTCTCTCTTTCAATAACTCAAGAAAAAGTTCTTGTGCACCTACAACTTCTTTAGGAATAGATTCATCTTTTTCATACTGCTCATACAGTTCATCAAACTTATCAGTTCCAAATGCATTAAAAAGATTAGGAACATTGTGTGGGCTAAAGAGTGTAATCTTACCATCATCAATAAATCTCTGGTAAAATAACTGACTCAACTGAATACTATAGTCTAACTTACGAACTCTATTGTCTTCTGTTCCTTTATTATTTTTAAGAACTATAATATCTCTTATTTCTTGATGCCAGATTGGGAAGTGGACAGTCGCTGATCCACCTCTAATGCCATTTTGAGTGCAGCATCTGACAGTTGCTTCAAACTTTTTGAGGAACGGTACAACACCTGTGTGTTGAACTTCTCCACCCCTGATTTTACTGTTGATCCCACGGATCCTACCTGCGTTGATGCCGATACCAGCACGCTGTGCGACATAACGACCAATGGCCATATCAGAAGTAAAAATACTATCCAAGGTGTCGTCAGCGTCAACCAGAACACAAGACGCAAACTGCCGAAGAGGGGTGCGAACTCCAGCCATGATGGGAGTTGGTATGTTGATCTTGTGTTTGGAAATGGCATCGTAGTATCTCTTTATGTAATCTAATCTGTTTTCTGTATAGTTTTGGAATAATGTGACAGCAATCATTATGTACATGTACTGTGGTGTCTCATAGACATCACCAGAACTTCTGTCCTGTACAAGATATTTGTCAACGACCTGTCTGAGTCCTGCATAGGTAAACAGCATGTCTCTATCATGATCTATCCATGAATTAATTTCATTCCATTCTTCTTCTGTATATTTACCAAGAATATCTCTATCATATACATCAAGATCAGCACATCTTGACGCATGATCATAAACACTGGTGAATCCATTGACCCATTCAGATCCAAACACCTGTTTATAAACAGAATACAACAACAATCTTGCTGCTACAAACTGATAGTTTGGTGTTTCTAAACTAATGAGATCACTCGCTGATCTGATTAG